ATCATAGAAGAACTGGAAAGAGGGGGCGCAGATGAAAACGGCTGAAGACCGGATAAAGCAGGCACAGACGGAGATCAATGCTGCGCTTGCGAAGCGGGCCAGGGGCAGCAAGCTCTGGGCCGAAGCCGAGGAGGAGCTGATCATGGCGGAGATCAAGATGCAGGACGCATTGAAGGAACAGGAAGAGGCCAGGCTGCGGAAGAAGCGGTTATCCTGAACGGGGGTGATGCGATGGCGAGACAGTATGTCAGCACGGCGGCGCAGTGCCCGTTCTATCAGATGGAAGATGCCAAAAGCATTACCTGCGAGGGCCTGGGACCTGGATGGACGATCAAGCTCACGAAGGACGGGAAGGCCGGCAATGCGAAGGGCTTCAAACGAAAGCTATGCTATGACCGGTGGGAAGAGTGCCCGGTCGCGCGGATGCTGCAGGAAAGATACAAATAAATTTGCGGGGCGGGGATTCGTTTCTCCGTTCCGCTTTCTTATACTGGAATTATCCTGAACAAGGGGGAAGTATTATGTCTAAGAGCGTTACAGTCCCGACGAACAAAGGGAACCCCGTGGTCGTATACTGCAACGGGAAGAAATACGTTTACACGGCCGGCGAAACCGCTACCGTGCCTGATGAGATTGCAGAGCTTTTCGCAAACAGCAAAGCGACTGAGCCCGTAACCGGTGGGGACACCACGGACCTGGACAAGATCGAAGCACTCGCTGCGAGAGTCACTGCAGCCGAAGGAAGCATTACGGGACTTGGCAGCAGCGTTACCGGCCTGGACACAAGGCTGACCGCCCTGGATGACGAGACCACCGGCATCGTGCCGGATCACGAGGCGAGGATCAAGGTGCTGGAAGACGGGGAAGAAACAGAGCCCACGACATAAGGAGCATTCACTGTGGGAAAGCATAGAGACTGGACCGCGATCGAAAGGGATTATCGGGAGAGCGACCTGAGCTATGCAGAACTCGCAGAGAAGTACAACGTCAGCATCAGCACCCTGAAGAAGGCAGCGGCCAGGCAGGGGTGGAGGCCGGGGAAAGGGAAGGCTGCCAGGATCCGGAGAACAGAAAAGGCGCTGGACAAAATGGAACCGCCTGAAATGGAACCGGACCGCAAAACGGAACCGAACGGAACCGACGAGATCGAGCGTTTTGACTACCTTGTGGAAGCGATGGCAGAGCGGATTGAGCAGGCCATCTTCCGGACAGCTCAGGATGAGAAGGCGGATCTCAACGCGATCAAGATTCTGGTGAGTGCATTGAAGGATCTGAGAGACCTGCAGCACAGGAACAAATCAGAACTGGACCTGGAAGAGCAGCGGGCAAGGATCGATAAGCTCCGGGCCGAGACCGCAGCACTGAAGCGGCAGGCCGAACGGGAGCAGGCCTTCAACGAGGCGGTGACCGTGGAGTTCGTGGATCTGGAAGGGGCTGAGCTTTAATGCCGAGGCTGCAGATCCCGAGGCCGAATCCGAAGCAGATGGAGTTCTTCAACGCGAGAGCAAAGTACATCTGTTTCGGCGGTGCGCGAGCCGGCGGGAAGAGCTGGGGCGTCAGGATCAAAGCAATTCTGCTGGCGTTCCAGTATCCCGGGATCCTGATCTACATCATCCGAAAGAGCTATCCTGAGCTGCGGGCAAACCACATCCGGCCGATGACAAAGATCCTGCGCTGCGGGCAGCCGGATGCGCTGGCAAACTACAACGACTCGAAGAAGGAGATCATCTTCCCGAACGGGAGCGTGATAACCTTCAAGTACCTGGAGACGGAGCGAGATATGCTGCGATTCCAGGGAACCGAGGCGGACGTGTTCTTCCTGGATGAGGCGACACAGTACGCAGAGGAGTTCTGGGAGATCCTGAAGCCCTGCCTGCGTGCCGTGAATGAATACCCGAAGCGGATCTACTTAACCTGCAATCCAGGCGGCCAGGGCCATGCTTGGGTACGCCGACTCTGGCTCGACCGGCAGTATAAGCCGAACGAAAACCCGGACGACTACGTGTTCATCCAAAGCCTGCCGACGGACAACATCGCGCTGATGAAAGCGCAGCCGGACTATCTGGAGCAGCTGAAGAGCCTGCCGCCGAAACTCAGGGAAGCGTGGCTTTACGGGAACTGGGATATTTACGAAGGCCAGTTCTTCGAGGAGTTCAGGACGGAACCGGATCTCGCAGCAGCAGAAGCTGCCGGCTGCAGGGAAAGCCCGGAGAGCCTGAAGCAGCAGCACAGATGGGTGCATGTGATTGAGCCGTTCGAGCCGAAGCCGGAGTGGAAGATCTATCGGAGCTTTGACTGGGGCTACTCACATCCGTTCTCCTGCGCCTGGTGGGCAGTGGACTATGACGGCGTGCTCTACCGGATCCTGGAGCTCTACGGATGCAGGGAAACGCCGAACGAGGGCGTGAAGTGGATCCCGGAGCAGGTGTTCCGGGAGATCCACCGCATCGAGACGGAGCATCCGTGGCTGCGCGGGAAACATATCAGCGGTGTAGCAGATCCTGCCATCTGGGACGCGGAGAGAGGCGTGAGCATCGCCGAGACCGCCGGCAGGAACGGCGTGTACTTTGAGCCCGGCGACAACAAGAGGATCCCGGGCTGGATGCAGATGCACTACCGGCTGGCGTTCGACGAGAACGGATTCGCGATGATGTACATCTTCTCAACGTGCAAGGGATTCATCCGGACGGTGCCGGCACTGGTGTACGACGACCACAGACCGGAAGACCTGGATACGGACGGAGAGGACCACATCGCCGACGAGACCCGATACCTGTGCATGGCAAGGCCGATCAAGCCGAGGATGCCGGTGCCGGTGAATAAGTTCAACGAGAGCGCGATGCATGTGTACCTGGATCTGGAAGAGAAGGACCTGATGCCGGCGAGAGCTATACCGAGAATGGAGAGAATCAATGCCGATTAACAATGACTACAGAAGAAGACCGGCGGACAGCGCGATCCGGAACGGTGACAGCTTTGACGCATTCACCGACGGATACAATTCTGCCGGCGACTTTGCGGTGGCACAGAGCCTGGATATGAGCGCTGTGCCTGATACCGGAGAGATCGCGCCGTATCAGAGGCTGCCGATCTCAAAGCCGGAGATCGCCGGCGCCCTGGACACCCTGCAGAAATACCGGCAGGGCAAAGCACACCTGGAGCAGAGGCTGGTGGAGAATCAGCAGTGGTACATGCTGCGGCAGTGGGAAGTGCTGCGGGAGGCCGAGAAGAAGAACAAGCGAGAGGATGTGGAGCCCGCGTCCGGATGGCTGCTGAACAGCATTGCCAACAAGCACGCGGATGCTATGGACAGCTTCCCGTCTGCGAACATCGTACCGCGGGAAGAGGGAGATAAGCAGGAAGCGAAGAACCTCAGCGCCATCATCCCGATCGTGCTGGACCAGTGCGATTTTGAAGGTACCTACTCGCAGATCCTGGACGACAAGATCGAATCCGGGACCGGCGTGTACGGCGTGTTCTGGGATCCGGCAAAGCATAACGGCCTGGGTGATATCGATATCACCTGCGTGGACCTGATCAACCTCTTCTGGGAGAGCGGCATCACGGATATCCAGCAGTCGAGGAACGTGTTCTACGTCTCGCTGCAGGACAACGACATCCTGGAAGAGGACTACCCGCAGCTGAAGAACAAGCTCGCAAACCCGACGATCGACGTGACGAAGTACATCTACGACGACACCGTGGACGTGAACGACAAATCCGCGGTGGTGGACTGGTACTACAAGAAGAAGGGCCAGGACGGCAAGACGCTGCTGCACTACTGCAAATTCGTTGCCGGCTACCCTGAACCGCTGATGGCCACGGAGAACGATCCGGAGTATGCAGGGAGAGGCTGGTACGACCACGGACTGTATCCCTTTGTGGTGGATCCGCTGATGCGCTGCAAGGGAACGATCGCAGGCTTCGGATTCATCGATATCGGCAAGAGCGTGCAGGAGTACATCGACCGCGGAGACAAGGCGATCCTGGAGAACATGCTGTTTAACGCGAGGCCCCGGCATTTCATCCGGGACGACGGCAGCGTGAACGAGGAAGAGTTCGCGGATGTAACGAAGGACTTTATCCACGTCAACTCAAACCTGGGATCTGACAGCATCCTGCCGGTCACGACAAATCAGCTGCCGGCCCTGTATGAGCAGATCCTGAACAACAAGGTCACGGAGCTCAAGGAAGTGACCGGCAACCGCGACGTCTCGAACGGCGGGACCACGAGCGGCGTGACTGCCGCGTCGGCCATTGCAGCAATGCAGGAAGCCGGCAGCAAGCTCTCGAGGGACCTGAACAAATCGAGTTTCCGTGCATACCGCAAGGTGATCCTGATGTGCATCGAGCTGGTGCGTCAGTTCTATGACGTGCCGCGGTGGTTTAGGATCCTGGGCAAAGCCGCAGAAGAGAGCTACATCCAGTACTCGAACGAAGGTATCCTGCCGCAGCCTCAGGGCACAATGGTCGAAGGCGTGCCGATGGAGATGGGCATCGACGTCGGGTACAGGCTCCCGCTGTTTGACGTGGAAGTAACCGCGGAGAAGCAGAGCCCGTATACCAGGATGGCGCAGAACGAGCTGGCGCTGAGCTTTTACTCCGCTGGATTCTTTGCTCCGAACAACGCGGACGCCGCGCTTGCCTGCCTGGACATGATGGACTTTGACCACAAGGACTTTGTGGAGCAGAGGATCCAGCAGAATGGTACATTGCTGCAGATGCTGCAGCAGACGCAGCAGATCGCGATCCAGCTGGCACAGCAGCTGGACATGAGAGAAGGAACGAACCTGGCGCAGGATATGGCAATGCACATGGGCATGCCAATGGCGGCACCCGGGAACCCCGCAGCAGGAGCCGCAGCGGCAGAGCAGATGGAAGGGCTTGGAGCAGCGCCAAAGGCGAAGGAAAGCTCCGTAACCGCAAACGCCAGGACGCGGGTAGCGGAATCCACAGCACCGAGGTAGGCCAATGACAGAAGCAAAGTTCTACGCAAAGAACGGGAGCCTGTGCCTGAAAATGTGCGGGCATACTGCATCCGCGCCGAAAGGCGAGGACCTGGTGTGCGCGGGAGCGTCCACCCTGGCGATGACGCTGGCGGCAAACGTCAGCATGATGAAGGCGCACGGGAAGCTCGAGAAGGAGCCGAGGATCATCCTGCGCAGCGGCCACGCCCTGGTACGGGCAAAGCCGAAAGAGGAATACCGGGGCGAGCTGCTGATGCTGTTCTCCATGATCCAGCTTGGCATGTATCAGCTGAAGCACAACTACCCTGAGTATTTCAACTACATTCCGTTTGAAATCGCCGATATCCAGGCGTTTTCAGAATAAAGGGATCGTCCACCTACGGACAGATTAAGGTTTCGTCCGCCTGAAGGACAGGAGGCATTATGCTGATTACAAAAGAGTTTCCGCGCATTGACTTCATCCAGCTGTTCGGAGAGGGCGGCGGTGGTGATGGTGGCACCGGTGGCGGAGACGCAGGGGCAGGACCTGCAGGGGCTGAAGCAGCGGCAATCGCCCAGCCGCAGAGATCGGGCGCAAAAAACCCGCTTGCCGGCGTACAGTACGGCAAACAGGAGACTCCCGTCGCCGGGGAGCCGGCGCAGATCAGCGCAGATGACCGCAGCACGAAGTTCGAGGAGCTCATACGGGGTGAGTACAAGGATCTGTACGAGGCAAAGCTGAAGGACACGATGTCCAAACGACTGAGAGGCACGGAAGAGAAGGTCGCGAAATACGACAAGCTGTCGGACGTGATCGAGCTGCTTTCCGGCAAGTACGGCGTGAAACCTGGAGATATCGACGCGCTCAGCAAAGCCGTTGCAGACGACGAAACCTTCTATGAGAACGAGGCCCTGGAGAAGGGCATGACGGTAGAGCAGGTCAAGGAGCTCAGAAAGATGGAGCGTGAGAACGCCCAGCTGAGAGCACAGATGGAAGAGCGGCAGACGCAGGAGCAGGCAGAACAGATCTATGCTTCCTGGATGCAGCAGGCCGAAGAAGTGAAGGCCATCTATCCCGGATTTGACCTGGCGGAAGAGCTGCAGAACGAACAGTTCCAGCAGCTGGTACGCAGCAATGTACCGATCCAGACGGCATTTGAAGTGCTCCACAAGGACGAGATCATTCCAGCAGCGATGCAGTATACGGCAAAGCAGGTGGAAGGAAAGCTCGCAAACAAGATCCGCGCAGGACAGAATCGTCCGGCGGAAGGAGCCATGAGATCCCAGAACGCGGTGGTCACCAAGAGCGATGTGTCACAGCTCACCAAAGCAGACCGGCAGGAAATCGCCCGCCGGGTAGCACGAGGAGAGCGAATCGTCTTTTGACCGAAGCGTCTCCTCGCCGACAAAAAGAGAGGAGATTACCATGAAAAAATTCTTTGATTTCATCCAGCTGTTCGCAGTGCAGACTACGCTGCTGAACACCACGGGCAACGACCTGAGCCCGGAAATGAAGACCTTCTACGACATGACCCTGATCGATCATGCCCAGGCCGCACTGGTCCACGATCAGTTCGGCGAGAAGCGTCCCATTCCCAAAAACGGCGGCAAGACCATTGAGTTCCGCGCGTTTACTCCGCTGGACAAGGCACTCACGGCCCTGACCGAAGGCGTGACTCCGAGCGGCAACCAGCTTGACGTAACGACCATCACGGCGACTGTCGCCCAGTACGGCGATTTCATCGTGCAGTCCGACGTCCTCGAGCTGACCGCCATCGACAACACCATCCTCGAGGCCACCAAGCTCCTGGGCCGCCAGGCCGGCCTGACGCTTGATACCGTTACCAGGAACGTCCTGATCGGCGGCACCAACGTCATGTATGCGCCGATCTGGACCGGCAGCCCGCTTGCCGAGTCTGCCGTCACCAGCCGCGGCGCTCTCGATGCCACGGCCGTTCTGACCGTGGACCTGGTGGAGCAGGTCGTCGCGAACCTTCGTTCCGTGAACGCCCCCACCATCAACGGCGACTACGTCTGCATCCTGCATCCGTATGCCGCCTACGACCTGATGCGCGATCCAGACTGGCGCAAACCGCACGAGTACGTCAACACTGACGCACTGTACGAAGGCGAAATCGGCAAGATCGGCGGCGTCCGCTTCGTGC